CGTGAGGTAAGTTTGTCCCGCCTCGTATTGTAATTTGGTCCCGTCTTTATGGGTTGCATAGTGTGCGACACTTAAACAACCTCCGTTGTCGTCAGGGTCTTTGTCAATAGAAACGCACCCATAGATAGTTCCCCCCGCTACGGGGAAAAAAAGTTCTTCCCCTTCAACGGGCGACTCTACTGTTACGGTAATAGGATATATAGTCTGGGTTATTGCTTCAGGAGTGCTGACAGCAGCCTTCAGATATACCTTTTTATTTGTGGGGAGCCCTACAACGTTAACTCTTTGTCCTTTTTGGATTTGTCGGAGATTATCAATGAAAAGCAAATTGCCCTCATTTGTTTCAAAATCTGGAGAGACAGTGGATGCCCAAAGAGCTATTGAGTCACTATAATCAGTATATCTCGGATTATTTAGGAATGATACCGTCAGCATTGGATCACCAAGTATACCTGATTCGCTGAGTTGTTGGTTGTTGAAATATTTTATAGCATCTAACCCATCAGCATACGTCCCCATCGCCCCTGTTGAAGGGGGTGAAAAGTTTCCACTATTATCAGATTCGTTTTTCCATATACCCCCTGAGTCTTGGTAAGTGAAGTTATCTACATACAAATCATTTCCATATAAGTAGAATTCACTTCTTTGGGCGGTACCGTCATAATTAACAACATCGTTTCTTACTCCGAAATTTTTAGTATAGGTTCCGAATACATCTGCGTTCTGCGCCACAGTAAAATTAAAAACAGAATCTGTAGTAATCCTATAATTGGGAAATACGAGACCCCCCGTAATATCCAAAATGCTTATTCTTTGACCGCTAATAAAGGCAGACTGCGCGATTGCTGAAGAGGTCGTGGCTGTTCCCCCAGCAGGATCTCCTAAAGAGAATTGGAGCGAGACATTTCCCTGTGTATGCACACCGCTTCCTGTGGTTACAGATACGAGATCTCCTGTGTCTACATTAAATACAGGCTCAAATTCGTAAACCTCCAAGGCGGTGAATTCCCCTTCATAATAACTGCTAACAGAAGAGGTTCCCACGCCTACTTTTCCTGTATATGTTGTGTCTCCTTGGTATATGGCGTATATAGCGCCAGTGTAAGTTTCACCTCTCTCTAACGTATACAAAGCGCTGCTACCTGCGCCTACAGCTATATAGCCAGTTCCCTCCCCCCGAACGTCCCCCACTGGAGTGGCCCCTCCGATCACTGTCCCTGTAGACATATATGTGTTGTCTGCTGGAGTGGTGTAGGACGTAGGTAATAATGTTTCTCCCGTGCCTACGATATTAACAAAGCGAACGCCAGACCAGTTGTTAGGGTTCGCTAATGAATAGAGGTGTCCTCCCGCTCCAGTCGCACCTGTCGCGTAATCATAAGCTCCCGAGCCATAAACGTAAGCTCCGTCGTCTTTAATTACCTTTAAAACTGTATACTCTGCATTCATTAGCTTAAATATTTACATAATGTTTATGGTGCTACAAAGAGCCGTATCGAAAAGGAAAAGTTCATCGTAAACTACGAACATTCCAGAACAGTCATAAGAAGAATCAAAAAAAGCATTCTGCACTCCCTCGCCGCCCTTGTCGCCCAATGCATTTACGCAAAAATTAAAGACACCTACTTGACCTAAGTGCCCAAATTCAGTACCTGTGGTAGTGGATGGTCCTACAAACTCGCTTACTACAGCTCCATTGGGTTTAGTTAAGCGGACATTATAACCTGTACTATTTTCTACTTTTGTCCACATTCCCGTAATAGAGAAAGTATTATTAGCGGCATTGGGTTCTCCTGTAGTAAGCGTGTCTATTACGGGGGCAGATAGAGTGTCGTATTTGATTCCATTAATAGTTTGAGACACCTGATAGCTGTAAGTATTAGCTTTGTTTTCTATGCTTATATCTTTTTCAATTAAATTAAATTTACCCGTATCGTATTTGGTGGCAGTAACAAAGTATTCGTTTGGAGCGTTCTCCCTCATCGCAATGACCTTATAAATAAAAGGGCTTGCGTCTTTAATTTCAAATTTGGCAGGGCTTCCTAATTTTACAAAAGGCAACAGTTGCGGCTTATCAAATCCAGAAAGGATGCTTCCATAATCACTATTTGAAATCTCCCCAGTAACAAATAATACATTCATTTGATCAGGGGAAATCGCAGAAATTTCTGAGGTCAGAACTCCTTGATATTGCGCCCCAAAACTACTCAATCCTGAAAAGGGAGTGGGTGAACCGCCTCGGTGATCGCCTCCTTCAACCCACGGCGAGAGTTTTCCCGTATTAAATTGGTTTAAATTTTGAGCGCCAGTTAACTCCGCGATAAAATCCCCCGAACCTAAATCAAAGGCTCCCGTGTTCCCCTCTCCCGTTCCTGATGCAAATGTCCAGCCTGTCGCCTCCGTCTGAAAGTAAAGAAATGTCCCACTAACACCTGTATACAGACCGTATTGTTGATAGCGGTCAGAGTCATCTCCCTGCTCCACATTATAACCTGCTGTGTAACCTGAAAATTGGTAATCCCCTGTATATCTTACCCATGGGGGGGGAGTCGGGGGAGATTCTTCGAATCCAGTTATAGTAAGACTCTCATAGCGGTGTCTTTTAATCCTATTGATTTCCTCTATATCTTCGATTGTATCGCGTCCTGTGGGATTGTAGACGGTTAGTCTCCCCGTCATGTCTTTCTCCACAAAAGTGTTGCTTAAACGAATTGTTTCGGCTTCTAAATCTACCGCCAGCACCTTACCGAAATTAGCTTTGTTAGTTTTCAATTCGTCCTCAATGGTTACTAAGTCTCCAGGTTGGCAAAGAAGACTTTCGAGTCCTGCTGTGAAAGCGACGGTTTGGTTTTCACTAATCGAGGAAAAGATTTTATGCTGACCTACTCGTCTAGCCATTGAGCGAGAGGTTATACCCACCCCCTCTATGCGGGTTTTAAAGACACCTCTTTCTCTGATGTCTTCTTCGTCTTCTATGACTTCTATTTTTGGGACAAAGTCATCGAAGCGGTCTTTAAAGCTTACTTCTATGGTATTGAATTGCTCGTCCCTTCTATTGTTTGAATAGAAAAACTGGCCATCTTTTACAGATTCATTAGTAAACAAATTAATGGGGCCTCTTGGGCGGTCGTCTACGAAATTTATCTCTGAGTTCCCGAAGAAAACTCTTCCCTTGAATATCCCAGCGATGGTGTTAATAGCATCGTAGAGCTTCTGTCCTTGTTGGAAAACCACATTGCAAGAAAATCTAGGTTCCAGTCCTCCGTGGCCATCGGTTACTCCCTCAAAGTAACCGTTACCATCTACGGCATCACAAAATCTTCCTATTTTATATAGCTGCCATTTGTTAATTTTTGATTCATCAATATGGCTTCCCATCCCATAACGACCATTAGTGAGAAGATCATATAAAATCCAAGCAGGATTATCAGTCCATTTTAATTGGTTGTGGAACTCTCCATTCCAATCTCCCGCATATATAAGCTTATCCCCTTTCGGGGCATCATCAAACTCCTGAGTGCTCTGGTAGTACCTTTTATCCCGTCCATCTATATTATCGGGTAAATAGTTGCTGGGCACTCTTACTAATTTCAATTTACAATCGTAAGTGCGGCCAGGAATGGTAGTAAAAGCCCTTGAATCTATTTTTGTTCCGACCATTGCTGAAAACGGATAAGTGCAATTTACTTCGATAATTTCGGTGACCTTATTAAGACCTACCACTTTGCTTAGCAACACAGAATTAGTTTCGAAGGATAATTTAGTTACCTTGATGTATCGTTTTTGTGTCCGTTCTTGATCGACATCTCCCGCTACAACCGCAGACGTATCATTTATATCCAATGCGCCCACCCCTTGTCGATTGATTGGCGGTAGCTTAAATGGGATATTGAGGGAGGTTCTCGCATCTGCGCTACCTACATTAAGAACATAGTCTTTACCATCCACCAGCCCCGCCGCCGCCGCCGCATTGTCGGGATTTCCAATATCAATTAATGTTTGTCCTTCTATTAAAGCTACTATTCTAAAGTTATGGAAGCTAAAGGGCACTTCGGTGGTCCCCTCCTCATTTTTTTTCTTCCCTACTGTTCCTGTTTCTACTCTTATATTTACAACTGTAGGGAACTTAGTCCCTATCTCCATTTCGCGGGTGGTCCCGTCTGCCAGAGTAACATTTTCGACATTATTCACCAAGGTGTCGTGCAAAGATGTTATATTTAATGTAATAAAAGCCGATGTTACATTGGGGTTATATATAGTATGAACAACGGGGATTGCTTTTTCATCCCAATGCCCTAAAGAATTCAGTCCCCATGAAGAATAGCTTCTAATGGGGTCTTCACCACTCTTTCTCCTATCATCACTCCCTTCATGTAGGGGGAGACCGTCTGCCATAGTTAGGTTGAAATTCGCTGAATCTTCGAATAATACTTGGGCGCGAGTAAGCAACTGGGTATTTTGGGTAATCCTTTGTGGAGCCCACTGTGCTGATCCCGCTAGATCGCCTGGATCTGGAAGGAATGAATGCGCTGCTCCGACTGGGGGAGGTGATTGTGCCGTCCTAAACGGTCCAAAAAGTTCTGCGTTATAAATGTGGTCTATAAATATTTGTCGGAAGTTGGTGAAAGGCTCTTGATATTCTTCTCCTCTTTTAATTTCAGCTAAAACGTTGGTATAATTAAATTTTAAATTATTTTTTTCTTGGGAATAAAAAGAGGTGGTTGTACGTGGAATCAGTCCTCCCACTGCATCAAACCCTTCGCTTGCAATGGCGTGTGCGGGGAGATTGTGAATAGAGGTTGTGGGATTTTTGGTGTAACGCAGGGAGTTTATCAACGCCAGCTCCTTAGTAACTGACTGGGGCCATGCACGGGCCACGTTCCGCGTCACATGCCTGTCTGCATACCTGTTCAGGGGTTTGAATATATACATAATAAAACCATGTATTTTACCCGTTAGTTTCCCGTCTGGGCCTACTACGGGGCAACTTATGTCTCTTACGGAGACGTTTGGGTTATCCCATGGTTTGGAGAAGAAGTCGCCTCCACCGTTCTGCTGTATTTGATGATATATATTAAAGTTGGTATAAAAATCTTGTCCCCCCGTTGTGATGCGAACACTCTCACTGGAATGAGGCATAATCCCCCAGTTAGATACATTGTCGTTCTCATCCAAAATATCCTGACCATCAAGGTCGGAGTTCTCCTCCTCATCGATCTTGGCTATCATTAACACATTATAGTGATAAGCCCCCGCTCCCTTAAGCAAATCGGTGACTGAGCCCTCCGTCCACCCCATGTTATTAAGGGCTCTTTCCGCTAAGATTTCTTGGTATGGGTTATTATTTACTCCTGCTTCGCGGCTCTTGTTCCATAAAGCAAGAATGGCATCTAGTTCTGGTTGAATGAATGTTTGGGCGTGGTCTACTGACTCCCTAAAAAGCCCCCACACTCCTCCCTCCTGCCCAGGGAGGGGGGCATATGCTGTGAAAAATTTAGAGGCATCTAAAGTGTCTTCGTCCGTCCAAAACAAAGACGTTGGCCCATTCGCTGCATTAAAACGAGACATTGACAGCTCACCATATCGACGCCTGTTATTGTTTTCGAAGCGAGCATTGGTGCCTCCCAGCCCCCACACCTCTGCTCCACAGGGATAGGCTTCATTTCTATAAGCTGCATTAGTTGCGCTAAAGGGGGTTTCTCCGCCCCCGATGTCCTGCCCCGATAGCCGATTTCCATCGAGCCACATATGAAAGGTTTGATCGTCAGCGTCACTATCGGGGTCGGTATATTTTATAAAAGCCCTAATAAATAACGCGGCATCAGCCAACGAGTGGGGAACCATAGTTGGGTACGAACCATTGTCGTTCCCCCTATTATGGGAACACCAAAACTTATCCCTGAACTGTATAAAGAGCAGGCTTGCACTCGGTGGGAGGCCTGCCGTTCCCAGTACGGCTTCATTTACCTCGGGTATTCCGTTAGCGCCTTGAAAATCCAGAGCAGTCACCCTGTCGTGGGGTTGCTGTTCTAAGGCTTTACAAAAATTTATGAGCGATTTTATCCCCGAATTCTCTCCACTATCCAAGCCCATTGAATATTCTTGTGCTAATTCCGCCTCTAGACGGTTAAAAGGACTGTTGTCTATGGCTATTGCTACGGGAGTATCGTCCAGATAAATTCCTTGTAGTATGTTCAACCCTTCCAGTATGTCTCCCTGAGGATTAACCACTCCCGCGATAGGACCGTCACTAATCAGATCAAGAGTTTCAGCATAGCTATAAGAAGATCCATATTGTAATTCCCCCATCTCAGGGGGTTTGTAAACAGGGGGTTTAGGGTCTTCCTGTTTTTTTGCCCCAGCAATCTGTAATTTCTTTAATATATGGTTCATTTTACGATTACATTTGGCTAGTGTTGCCAGCTGCGTCCCCTTCGGGCCTTAATACTTCGCTAGGTCGCCTATGTTGGGGATAAGATTTAATGGTCGCTTGTATTACCTGAGACCCCACCTTTAAGCGCCCATATCCAAGAGGTAGTGGGGCTCCCTGACTCGCCGTATTCACGTTGTTGCTGAAAACCATAGACGACTTAGTGGCCGAGGCGCTTCCCTCTACTTCTTCTGTGTCGGGGGCGGGAGTTAAAGCGTAACTAACAGCCGCAAATATTACAGCTAGGGTAATATTGGCCCATATTGTTCCCGAGACAAGCCAACTAAAAAACATCGCTGGCCCGCTCCCCACAATTGCAGGAACCAAGTCAATAGTTTTAATGTCATTCGGATTTTCTAGATCTCTATAATCATTAAGTCTTTTCTTGTTGATAATAATCTCATATATACACCCTTCTCTTTGCAATTGCACGATTCTCGGGAGGAAACCATCCCTATTGGCGTCAATGGCATGAAGAACATTTTTGGGATTTCCTATCTGGAGGCGGAAATCTGCTCCGTATTCCTTTCCTAAAATTCCATGTAGTTTTACCTGTGTCATGCTATAGCCTTAATCCGTTCTAGTATCTTTACATCTGCTTCT